ACGCGGTTGCGTTCGGTGGGGTCGCAGTAGAGCCCGCTCTCGGCAATCGCCTTGCGCATGTAGGGTGACAGGTTCCATGCGTGCTTGAAGCCGGTGCCACTCGTGCCCTTGCGCTCCACGACATCGAGCAGGTTCAGATCCAGCATCATGCGTCGAATCGTTTCCATTGGGTAGCGCGTGCGCAACGCGAGATCCGAGGTGCTGATGTAGTCGGAGTCCGTTGGACAGGTCTTCCACACCGTGCGCACGAGATCCTCCAGCCGCTGTGACACGGTGTCGAGCATGATCTTGCGCACGATGCGATACTCGTCTTCACCCACCTCCTCCCGCCCGCGGACGAGCGCGAGCGCGCGACCCATCTTCGCTAGCTGGATACCAAGTCGTGAACCTAATTCCGCAAATGGTCTGCCGGTCATCAGGTCGTTGTGATACATGTTCCGCGAGACGTTGCCGCGGAGCCGAGCACCGAACCGCGCGAGCGCAATGATCTTCTTGTGCAGCGAGTTCTCCAACACCGGGATCTCTGCGTCCGTTCGGCTGTTGGTAAGGAAGTCGGCGGTCACATCCGCGAGCTCATTGCGGATGGTGCTGTCCTGATCCACGTTCTCAATCGCCTTCGAGATGATGTCATCTTCACTGGCGTGATGCAGATTGTCGCCCATCGCGAACTTCAAGAACCGCTCGCCGAGGGACGCATGGTTCTCTCCCAGATCGTAGATACGTGGAGTGACGGCCGCAATGATCGTGAAGCGACTCTCGTAGCGTCGCTCCACGCCGTTGCCAAATACCTTGCCGCAGGTGCCGTCGTAGGCGTCGCGGAGGATGCTGAAGATCTCTTCCTTGTCTGTGTCCCGCAGGCCGAGGATAGACGTGAAGTCCTTGATGACGAGCACCTGCCCGTTCAACTTCGGAATCAACGACGGGTCTTGCTGGCCTTGCCAGTTCGCTCCAGAGATCAGGGCGTGGGGCGTGAGCGTGCTGGTGGAGTAGGCGGTTTCGTATTGGGTGAGCCCGGCGAGAGCAATGGTCTTGCCTCCTCCCGGCGGTGATACCAGAAAGAGCCACACGGGGGGACCGTCGAGTTTCTGGGAGAGCGTAGACGCGAGCACCACGTCCACGGCATCCATGTTTGGCAGGAAGAGCCACTTGTTGTAGATCGCATGCACGTCCTCCAACGTTGGGATCGATCGCTTCTGTCGCTTGATGGTGAACCGAAACACCTTGCCTTCGCTCGGACCGCGCTGCTCTCGTTCATGCCGGGGTTCTTTCTTGAACAGGAACTGCAACCGCTCAAAACACTTGTCCGGCGTCTTCTTCTGGACCAGTCCGTAGGTGACCCAATCGCGGAGATCGAATCCGTCAGGCAGTTCCGCGGGCCAGTGCGTGTAGGTCAACGTGCGCGCCACACCCGTCAACCGTTTCTGGACGGTGAGCTCACCTGCGATGCCGGGGTCGTCGTTGTCGTAGATGATATGCACACGACGGCCGCTGAACATGGGCACCCACTCCTGCTTGAAGACGCCTGCACCCGGCACGCCAACGACGACGCCCGGTGCCTCGTTCTTCCGCAGGAGCCAGACCATGGCCATCGTATCCCACTCGCCTTCGCATACGTAGATCGGTTCGTTCGGCCGATCGGCGAGTTGGTGCGCCCCGAACAGTCCGACGTTGCATCCGCTGGTGCTCCGCATGACCTTGGCATCCATGTCATACATACGGAGATCGACGTAGTGCCCGTTGACATCCTTAATCGGGATGACGTAGCGATCACCGTTGCCCATCCACCCAAGCTCGAACTGCCGGAAGATCGAAGATGGAATCTTACGGTGCGCAGCCAAGGCCTTCAGCGTGGTGTCGTTGATCTCCGGCAGGTATTCATGCTCGTGGATCTGCCGCAGGAAGCCTTGCAGGTTTCCCGAGAGCCCGGCCGACTTCGAATCCCACAGCCATGTCTCGCTGTTGACGTAGAACTTATCCTCCTTGCCGCTGAATGGACAGGAGCCTACGAGCTCGGCTCCATGCTGGTCCGTGAAATCGACGCCGTGCGCAGCGAAGACCTTCGCCTTCGGATACGCCTTGAAGAAATCTTTCGATCCAATGTCCACTGCTCAACGCCTCACGCAGCGATGCCGTTACGTTTTAGGAATGCGACCTCTTTGGCGTGGGACCAATCGGTGCGCGTATATTTCATACCCACTGGAAGCGGGATCTGAAGGTTCGGGATCCGATGCGAATCGACCTGCATCAGTTTAATGATCTTGCTCATCAGCTGCGCCGAGTGATGCCCTTCGTAAATCTCGGAGATGAGCTCGTCATGCACCGTGCCCACCACGTAGGAACCGGCGTAGTCGGCTCGGAGGAAGTTGTCCACCCGCACAATGGACCGCTTCATGATCTCCGCGCTCGATCCCTGCACCATGTAGTTGACTGCCTTGTAAGCCTTGTGCCGATCGATCTCGTATTCGCGGCCGAACAGATTGATCAGCATCCCGGACTCGCGCACTTCCTCCACGAGCCGATCCATGTAACGTTTGACGCCCGGCAAGTTCGCATTGAACTGATCCACGAACTCTGCCGCTTCCTCCATCGAACAGCGGATCAGGAAGGCCACCTTCCCAATGCCACCACCGTAGAGCCGGGAGAATAGAATCATCTTGGCGCGCTGCCGCCACCACTTGATCAGGCACGTCTTCTTGTGGAGCTCCCGCGGCAACCGGTTCTTCCACCGCGGGTCCACACCACACGTGCAGAAGTCATCTCGATGGCCCCATGCGGCTCCGGCCGTGCTCAGGTGGAAGTCTTGCCCACTGAGCAACGCGTCCATCATCGCCTTCTCGTTGGCAGCAAAGGCGAACACCCAGACTTCGATCTGGGAGTAGTCCGGCATATACCAGTAGTAGTTTGGCCGCGGTCCGAACGCTTCCCGTTGACGCGCGCGAATGTGCGAGTGACGACGGCTCGTTTCCGCGCTCGCGATCTGCTGTGTGTTCGGATCCTTGCAACTGTAACGCCCGGTGCGTGCGCCCGAGGGATCCCACGAGGGATGCAGCGTGATGGAGCCGTCCATCCGCTCGCACCCGAAGAACTCGTAGGCGTCAATATACTCGATGACCTTCTTCCCGGCCTTCCACTCCAGCAACGCCCGCGACAGCTTGCAGCCGTCGGGTCCGTCTCCGTCTACGTCCGCGCCTTGCGCGCTCCCGCGAGCCCACGCCATCAATTGCTCAGCGTCGATTTTCGGATACCGGCGTCGAGCTTCCTTCTCCGTGATCAGTCCGGCCTTCACCTTCTTCAGACCGGCATTCGTATACGCCGTGGTGCGTCGCCCGAGTCCATCTACGAGGATGACCTTCAACTGCGGATTGCTTTGCGGATTCAGATCGGCATGTCCAAGCTTCCGCATAGCCTTCCGTTGCTGGACCATGTAGTCGCTGTAGTGGACTTTGAGTTCCAGCCCGGCGTCGGACAGGTAGGTCATGCCCGACCGTTCCATGCGCATGCTCGTCTGGAGGATGCGCCGCTCCCAGTTGTAGACATCGTAAAGCAGGCGACCGGCGTCTCGGTTCTCCTTGAGCACCTGCTGATACATCATCCACAACCCGATGGTGCGCACCGGATCCATTTCACCATAGTCCTTGACGAGCGCTTCGAGCTCTGGGAGCCAGAGGTCCGCCATGGACGCGGTCTTGCCGTGGGACGCCTTTGTGGCAATGGTCCACCCCTGCTTTTTCGCGCGGAGCCGGGCGGACTGCAACGCTTTCTTGAGTGCCTTCTGATCGTCGTCTGGAATGCCGAGATACTTCTTCGCGAGCAGCTTGAGATAATAGCCCTGCCACTCGGTTGTGGGATTGACCACACGTGCCATGGTGCGTGTGTCGTCGATCTTGCAACGCCATGACATGTTCATGTCCGGTTGAATCGTCATGCGCCGTTCGAACGGTAGATTATGGCAGACGACCCGCACGTTTGGATTGCCGAGCACTTCACGCCGGAGGTAACGCATCTCCGGTCCGCATTTGTTGTAGCTGACCCGTCGCGTTTTCGGATCCACGTCTCCGCGCCATGATACCGCTTCTCCATCGGTGTTGGCCAACTGAAACATGAACGGCCGATCCGGAGCGAGACCCATCGCGAGTCGGCTCCGCATCGGCCACGGATAGGTTCCAGTGGTCTCGGTATCGAACGCGAGCACCCCGTCGAGGATCTTGATCACAGTCGATGCGCCAATCCGAGCTCTTCGGACTTCTCGTTGAAGGCGGTTTGCACGCACTCATCAAGTGTCAGATTTTGGCTGGCCGCAAGCAGGTCCGCGTAGATGAGCACGTCACCGATCTCGCGTTTTAACTTCTCCCGGAGATCTTCCATCCGTTGATCCTCCGGTTTGTTCCATGCCTGCTTGAACATGTTCGCAGGCCAGACGCGCGCCATTTTCTTGGTCGTGTTGGCGACGGCTCCTGCGCTGGCCGCGATAAGCGCAACGAGTGCGAGCACTTCCGCGGCCAACTCCCCGACTTCACCAGCCATGGCATTCGACCATTCCCATGGCTTCCAAATGTCCACGCTGTGAAACGAATCCTCGCAGCGTTTGACGTTGACAGTCCGAAGCGTTTCAAAGGTCAGCATAGTTCACCCTACCAGATCGATACACGCACCCGACATCGTGCGGACGAGCGGGTTCTCGTAGAGCTCCTGAATGAAACGCGCGACGTGTGCAGGATCTGCTTCCCGGCCGGTGACGCTGTTGGCCGCGTAGTAGGCGTGGGCTTCCTCCGGTGTCCACCCGCGCATTGAACAGACCTCGTTGTCGATGTAGGTGGACATGCGTGTGCTGTGCATCTTCCCCGGCCGCACACCGAGGACGGTCAGGCTCTTCGGTTTGGTGAGCTCGCGCGCCATCTGCTTGGTCGCCATATCCAAAGCGGCTTTGGACAGGTTGTAAGCCGCGCTGTGTCGCATCGGACGCCATGCGGCATCCGAGATGATGTTGATCACCACGGCGTTTTCCGCGAACCGCTGCATGGCCAGGAGCTCGCGCACCAGCATCACCGCCGAGAGGCAGTTAACGCGCATGATGAACTCCATGAAGTCAAGCGTGATGTCCTCGAAATGCCGGATGGCGTTGGTGCCGGCATTGTTGATGAGCAGATCCACCGGACCCTTCGCCTTGATGCCCATCCCGCACATGGTGTTGACAAGACCGAGCGCGGCATGCACATCGTTCGCGTTGTAGGGAATGAACCGGCCGCGGTCTCGGTCCGGTAATGTTTCTTCCTCGTGCGTCGTGCCCGTGACGCGATAGCCGCGGTCTTCGAATCGAGCAGCCAACTGCGCTCCCAGCCCACTACTCGCTCCAGTGATCAGGACGTGCATGTTACACATCTCCCTTCTCCTCCAGACGACGGAGGATTTGAATGCCTCGGACCGCGTAAACCGCCAGATCAGAGAATGTTTCCATCAACACGTTCACCGGCAGCGGATCTTCATAGCCCACGGTCCAGATCGCGGTCTTGATTGCGGCCATGAGCTCGTTAATGCGAATGTGCTTGCGATGCAGGTCGCTGTAGAGCATCTTGGTGTCGTAGTCTCGAGACTCCACGAGCATGCGGCTGTCGCCGTATTGATCCACCTTGGCGGAGCCAATCTGCTGGAGCGCATTGAGCACCCACGCATACTCGACGGCATGTGCACCACCGACCGGCTTGGCTTCCGGGTCCACACCGGCCAACTTGCAGAGCCGGTCGTGGAGCTCTCTGGCTTCTACAGTTGATCGCTGAGCCACTTGAACGCCTCCCGCCCGCGCGTCAGGCTGATGTCGTTGCTGGGGAACGAGAGCCGCTGAATGACCTTGGTGTAGGTGCCGACGATCGGCCGGGTGTCCACGAAGGCATAACGGTAGCGACGCTTGGTGCCGGAGTGCACCATCGTCTGGGAAAGTTGCACGACGCGGTAGCCGTTGCGGATCCATGACTGCATGTCCGCGAGCATCTGGGCTTCCTGCTCCTCGACGCCTTCGATGTCAGGCAGGTGGTAACCCAGATGCGACAGAATCTGCGGACCCATGAGTGTCGGTTCCGCATATCCGGCGTCCACGGTCAGCGGCAGCTGGATGGTTTGTCCAAGCCGCAATTGAATCAGTTCGAGTTCTGTGTTGGGCAGCAGCGTGTAGTTGAAGGCGAGCTCGACCTGAAAGGAATCGCCGAGCCGCGGTTCGGCTACGAAGAGATGCACGGCATCGACGAGATCGAAGATCCACGGAGCGGCTCCACATCGCTTGGTGAGTTCCGACGCGTGCGCTCGAAGATTGTTGCTGCGAAAAGCAACCTGCTCATACTGTGTGTTCACTCTGTCCTCGCTATCCAAGAGAAAATTCGGTCTGGCCCAACGTGGAAGCCGTTGACGCATTACTGCGCTGGCGATCTTGTGCTACAGCTTCGAGGTGGCGGGTCATCCTTTGGGCTCAGTGATTCCCGGGACCACTAGCTTACTAGACTTCGACGCCGAGTCTAAGCACTCTCAAACACGCACCACTCTCTGGACCAGACCGAAGCCCGGTTGCTACTTCTTCGAGACCTTCTTCTTCGCGGCCGTCTTCTTCTTGGACGGCACGTCTTCGACGCTGATGATCTTCTCCGCGGACAGCGTGAGCACCTTGCCGTCGGAGAACTTCACCTTGATCTTGTTGTCGTCTTCGAGGACTTCCGTCACCTCGCCCTTCTTGACTCCGGCCTTGGTGCGGACCTTGACGGTGCTGCCGATGGAGAGCGCGACTTCGTCTTCCGCGTCCTCGTCCTCTTCCTCGTCGTCGGACTCCTCCTCTTCTTCGTCTTCGTCGTCGTCGGCCTTCGCCTTCTTCTTGGCAGGCTTCTTCTTCGCACCCTTCTTCTTTGCCGGTGCTTCCTCTTCTTCCTCGTCGTCCGATTCTTCTTCGTCATCGGACTCTTCTTCGTCATCCGACTCCTCGTCGTCGGATTCTTCTTCTTCTTCCTCGTCGTCGTCCGCGGGCTTCGCCTTCTTCTTCTTGGTCTTCTTCTTCGGCGTGTCCTCGTCCTCCTCCTCTTCGTCTTCTTCCTCGACCTCATCGGGATCGAGCAGACGCTGGATGCGAAGGTTCTGGAACTCGCCGCTGGACTTCAGCGACACGCGGCAGACCGGCTTCTCCTTCTTGAGCTCCTTGAGGATCGGCAGCACTTCGCTGAAGTCCTCGATCTCGCTCGTGTCGTAGCCAAGCCGTCCGAGATCGCGGAGGAAGTAGGTCCAGCCGTCCTCGGTATCGAGACCCTGATACGACCGGTAGGGCTTCTTGGCGTAGTCGCCTTCGACGAACTTCCAGAACATCGTGGCCTGGAACCGGTCGCTGCTCGCGCTCTGTCCGAGCTCGCCACCTTCGCAGCGCATGATGTATTTGCCGTCGTCGAATTCCTCGAACCCGCCGGACCCGGCCTTCTCCTTCGCGTTGACGAGATGCTTCTTCGTCGCCAGCGCGAGTGCCTTCTTGAGATCGAACTTTACTTTCGTCTTTGCCATTGCTCTGTCTACTCCTTGTTGTGGGCTAGCCCTACGACTTCTTCAGCTTCAACTTCACCGTCTTCTTGCGCGGCCGGTCTTCGTCCTCCTGTTCTTCCGTGACAACATCGTTACGGTGTGTGGGCTTGTAGCGGTTGTGGAAAGCGTCGGTGAAGTTCTTCCACGCCTCCGCCGGGCTCTTGCCCATGTCGATCTGTCGCAGCACGCGGCCGTCTGGCGTCAGGAACCGTTCCTGAAAGCGATGCCCGGCCGCAATGTGGTCATCGCCTTGGATGACGAGCACCCGCCGGGATCCGTCGTAACAGAAGTAAGCCCAGATGTCCACGAGTCCTTCGATGCTCTCGCGGGCTTGCTTCGCCATGCTGCTGGTGATACGTGTGTAGGTTTCGCCTCCTCGCTTGGTGATCTCCTGCTCTGTTGAATGCGAGATCAGGATGATGCCCTTCTTGGTGGCGGCCAATCCGCCGAGGAAGGCTTCAAACCGTCGCCGGTTCTCGCGCCACCCCTTGCCGTAGTCCTCGTCGCCAAGATCCTTGATGCCCAGATCACGGCAGGTCTGAGCCTCGCACAGCTTGTAGAGGATGTCCGCGGTGTCCACCGCAATCGTCTTGAAGGTCTTGTCCTTCCTCAACGCCCGGCGGACCACCTCCGCTTT